TTTTTGGTAGAAATTTAAGATATAATTTAGACTCATTTAGAACCGCAACTGTGTTCTATCACACCAATAATGGTCAACTCGTACAAACGATGGGATACAGTGATCAAATTGTGATTCCAATGTCTTGGTCTTTGTGGGCAACATTTGAAGATGCAACATGTAGTAGTGGTGCTTGTTGTACTGGTTGTATTGGTAATGCATGTCCACGTTGCGGTCCTAGTAGTGGCGGTGGTGGTGGACCAAATCTTGGTTGTCAAGCAGGCGTTGGCGGTATTATGGGTGTTGGTTACTATGGCCTTCTTGTTTCATCCTCAGAATCTTCATCTTCTCCGGGATTTGCTCCAACCACACAATTACAACCAAAAACAGTAAAAATTGCTGAGGGTATTTGTGTAGATATAGTGTGTTCCGATTGTAGTTCATACGAAAGTTGCTAATATGTCGATTCAATTTAGAACAAGATCACAAACAGTAGTAGATTATAGTCAGTATATTACCAATAATAATATAACAGGCTGTTGTTATGTTTATAATTCAAATACTAATTCAGTTTCAAAAATAGAAGACACCACAGTCTCCGACTGCAATCAACAGAGTGGGCATTTTATTGCCGGACAGTGTGACGAAAACACAAATATTACTCCATCATCTACTGGCTGTTGCTGTGCTTGTTCTTTAGGTAGTCCAACCGTAACAACTCTATGCGACTGTGAATCTTTAAGTGGTCGTTGGACATTAGGTTCTACTTGTTCAGAATCAGAAGAAACTCTTTGTATTTCTGGTACATTAGAAAATTCAAATAGATTAGATTATAGAGAACCCAGAGCATGTTGCTATCCAGAATACAATGATGATGGAACTGTTTATGCAAATTGTGTAGATGTTTGTAGTGAAAAAGAATGTGCGGAAAAGGCAGTATTTCCATACACTGCTACATTCTATAACAACGGAAGAAAATGTAACGAACAAGTTGGAAGTGCAAGCCCAGCATCAGATGAATGTAAATTGTCCGAAACAAATAATACAGTTATGAATTCGTGTGAAAACGGAACAAATGTTTTTTGTTGGAATATATCTTATGTGTCCACATGTGATAGCAAAACATGGTTTGATAATAAATTTGCAGGAAGGTTTGCACAAGGCATAAACCAAGGTGTATTTGAAATAAGAATTAAAGATACTCCTCAGTTTTATGATTTAATTTTATCACCAAAATATGCGGCAAATTATAGTGATCCAATATATGCTCAAACAGATACAATTACCAGTGTAATTAAATTTTGTCCGGGTGGTTATGCAGAAGGAAGAGAAAATCCAACAGATGGTTATTTTGCAATAATAGATGGACAAGCAAGACCAGTATATTACTCCACAGAATACTTTAGAAATTTATACGCACAAACACCATCAAATTCTCCAATTCCATTATCATTACCATCTAACACACGAGTATTAGATTTAATAGCAACAAGACACTTTAGTGCTTATATCGATACCAACAATACCGTAAAAATTTATGGTAGATTTTATGATGGCAAAAACAATCAATTTAAAACATTAACTGTAAATACCAAACTTAAAAAATTGTATCAACATAATGTTTATGAATATAACACTGAAACTTCCTCTAGTTCTATTACTTCAATTGGATTTGTTGGGCAAAAATTAGATAATAGTTTTGATTATTATTCTCCGTTTATAAATGACTTAGATGAATTAAAAACTCTAAAAGATAATATTAGATCTTTACCGCGTAAAGAATTTGTTAAAGCATCTCTTGGTTCTAATACTTTTTGTGGTATTGATGCGGATGGAATAATGACATGCAATTCTCTGAACGCAGAGTTAACCTATCCTTTGAATAGAAAATATAGACTTGTTTCTTGTTCTAGCGATGGAGGATTCCAAGGTAATACCGATCCAGACTTTGATTATTGTTTTGCCGTAGATGAAAACAATAGAGTAATAAAGATGGGTCTTCCAAACACAGAATTTGAAAAACAACCACAAGTTTCTTATACAGATATACTTGATCTTTCTTGTTATGCCGGTGCGTGTTTTGCTGTTGTTGAACCAGATATGGATATTTGTAACAGTCAAATGAATGGAAGTTGCTGCACATGTGAGGTCGATATTACTAACTGCATACAGACAAATCAAGGAAATTGTGCTAGACTTGGTGGTTTGTTTAGAACTGGTGGTATTTGTTGTGATCTAGACAATCCAGCAGAGGGATGTGTAGATTGCAATACTGTTGTTGGTGGTAATTGCGGTACTTCAACATTTGTACAAAAAATAACACAAGCAGAAACCAAACTTCCAGATTCAGAACTCACATATTACGAAGATGGTTTATATGTTGGTATATTTGAGCCAGGTGTGCCAATAAATACCCAAGGATCAGTGGTTAATGGTAATCCCTATACAGGATCTGCCATTGAATATATTCCGAATGTTGTTGGATATGGAACAACAGCAAAGAGATGGGCAATCATAGTTGATACAAATGACTATGATCTTAGTACTATAAATGATAAGTTTGAGCCAACTGAAGTAATTCCAGCATCCATGTATGATGGTTTATGGAATACTTACGGAGATAATCAAACATATTATGGTATACAAAGTAAGACAGTGGAAACTCTTCGAGAAAATTCTAAATTGTCTGGTTGGTATTTGCCATCAAAGAATGAATTAGAGTTTATTAACTCTAAACTAAATCATGGTTTCTTCATCCCAGAAGTATTTAAATCCATGAGTAGTGGCATTTATTTAACATCAACCCCTTACTTTGAGAGACAATCGATTACAACATATAACCTAGATTCTCAGATCTTTAAAGGACAATCTTTTATGTTCGGTCAAAGTTATAGCAAGTCAGATTACGGATCTATATACTTAGTACCCAGAACATCTCAGGTTAATGTTCGGCGCATTAGAAGAATTGAATTGGAGTAATTATTATGAGTGAAGATAAGTCTTGTTCGAGCAAACCCAATCCCATCGAATTTAGAACAGTTGCTGTACCAGATAATAAGAGTGTCATATCCAAGAAAATTGGAATGATTCAAAGTTTTGCCATGTCTCTTACTTCTCGTGGTCTAAACGAGAAGAAGATCAACAGAGCCACTAAGCAACTACGAGTTCTAAGTTGTTTTGGTGATAAGCACCTCAACGGTGTTGTTCCACCATGCGAGCATCTAAAGGAAAGCAAGACGCAGGGACAGTACTTCTGCGGTGGTTGCGGTTGTGGTGACAGACAAGGTACTTGGTTGGTTGCTAATGGTGCAGACTATAGCAAACTGGACTATCCAAAGTTAAACTGCCCAATCACTATGCCTGGATTTACTAATTATGCTCCAAGCAAACCAGACGAAGCAATCCCACCAATTACTCGTAAGTACTACATCGAGAATATCAACTTTGAAGATCTAAACAAGATGCCTGTTACTCTTCCAGATATGCCCGAAGCAATGCAGAAGGCTATAGATGAACAACAAGCAAAACTTGCTGCTCAACAAGGGAACAAATTAAACTCCGAACCTTTAAAGTAATTTGGTAAATGCCATAAATACCTGTAAGGAGAATTTATGGCATCACCAAGTTCAAGACAAACCCTTATTGAGTATTCATTGCGACAACTGGGCGCACCTGTTGTAGATATCAATGTAGATTGGCAGCAATGTGAAGATAGACTTGATGATGCTTTACAATACTTCTCCGAGCGTCACTTTGACGGTGTTGAAAAAGCATACTTTCTATACCCAGTTACTGCAAATGATATTACTAACCAATATATCGACACCGATAATTTGGGTCCAGTAAATGGTTTCGGTGGTGACGGTCCAACAGGTAGAGATATCGTTTCTATAGTCAAGTTGTTCCAGTTTGGTCCATTCAGCAACATCTCCATGTTTGATGTTCGATACCAGATGGCACTAACAGATTACTTCGGTATCAATACCAATCTAATGTCTAGCCGTAATATGGGTCTTGCTCAATACGATAGCACTAAACGCTATATCAATATGATTCAAGACATGTTCCAACCAGAAAAAGCAATTCGCTTCAGTAAGGTTACAAACAAACTTCATATTGATATGAACTGGAAAGAAGAACTTGCAGCAAATGGAAATTTGTTGATCGAAGCATATGTTTCTCTAAACCCAGACAAATTCACAGAGATCTATAATGATCGGCTTTTAAAGAAGTATGTTACCGCTCTCATCAAAAGACAATGGGGAATGAATATGTCCAAGTTTACTGGTGTTCAACTTCCCGGTGGTGTTACTCTTCGTGGTGCAGAAATTGTTGCAGATGCACAACAAGAAATAGCACTAATAGAACAACAAGTTCAACTCGAATACGAACTCCCAATAAACTTCATGGTCGGATAAAATGGCTCATAATCCCTACTTCAAAGACTATTCAGGCGAACAGAACATAATTGAAGATCTCTCTATAGAGATCATCAAGACTATGGGTAGGGATATGATTTACATTCCCCGAGAGCAGTATGATAAAAACATATTGTTTGGAGAAGCCCAGTACAAATTTAATAAAGCATTTCCACTCGAAATGTACATTGCTTCTGTGTCTGGCTTTGAAGGTGAAGGAGATATAATTACTAAGTTTGGTCTTACAGTAAAAGATAAAATAGTTTTGATTATCTCTAAGAAAAGATTTAACAAAGAGATTGCAGAAAAATACAATGGAATCACACGACCAAGAGAAGGTGATTTAATCTATTTTCCACTTAGCAAAGGTTTATTTGAAATCAACTTTGTTGAACACGAAAATCCATTTTATCAACTTGGTAAACTATACACATACGCATTGACATGTGAACTCACTGCAATTGATAATGACGAATTCAATACAGGTGAAACCGATGTTGATGTTGTAATTACAGAAACAAAAGAAGCAGTATATAAGTTTACACTTTCAACAGAAGTAACTACTGATCTAAGTTTTTATGATGGTGAAAAGATATTCCAAGTGTTTGGTGTAACGGGTGGAACATATTCAAACGCCACAGCAGAAGCCATGTGCTTCAAGTATGATGACGCTGCAAACACAATGAACATATATGGAATTAGTGGATCGTTCTCTTATTCTTCTCAGACAATCAAAGGAAAAGATTCTGGTGCAGAATTCTATGTTACTGGAGTCACAGGAACAAACATTGTTATACCAATAACTCCAATTGATTCAACAGCAGAGGGTGACAACGAACATCTCAAACAGACTGGAGACAGTCTTGGAATCTATGATTTCACTGATATCGATCCATTCTCTGAAGGAAGTTACTAATGTTTCAGTATTACTATAATCAAACTTTACGAAAATTAACATTAGCCTTTGGTGGTCTATTCGATGAAATATATGTACAAAATCGAACATCTGATGGTGTAGCAGAAAAAATAAATGTTCCTATCACTTATTCCGGTAAAGAAAAATTTATCCGAAGATTAACTGAAGCCAGTTCTATATCAGATAATGTCAAACTCGAAGCAGTACTTCCACTTCTGGGATTTGAAATTACTAATCTTCAATATGATCCGGTTCGAAAGATCAATAAGTTAAACACAAAGTCAAGAAGCGTAAAGATAGACGAACAGAACACAAACACTTATCAGTCTTATGCTGAAGTGCCATACAATGTTCAATATGGTTTGTATTGTTTTACCAGAACAATTGAAGACAATCTTCAAATCATAGAACAAATACTTCCTTATTTCTCCCCAGAATTCATAGTGACATTAAACATGAATGAACTGGATGTAAATGTCGATGTTCCAATTGTGCTGAATAGTACAAATCTAACAGAGACATATGAAGGTGATATGTCTTCTAGAAGAATGATTGTTTCGACTTTTTCTTTTACAGCCAAAGCATACATCTATGGTCGTATCAAAGAAGGTGGTTCTGGAATCATCAAGGAAGTTGATATTAATATTTTTGAGGATGATTAATTATGAATGAAGAAGTACCAAAAGTTTTTGATTCTATTTCTCAAAGTTTAGGTGTGAATTTCAAACCAGCACCGAAAGAAATAACAGTAAAACCAGCAAGTCCAGAAGTTCAACAAAAGAAAATGGACTCAGACTTTGAATATGCCAGAGAAAATCTAAAGGAACTAATTGAGAAGGGCAAAGACAGTCTAGATAATGCAATATCATTGGCTCAAAGTTTAGATTCTCCTCGTGGTTTTGAGGTTGTATCAAATTTTGCAAAGCAACTTGCTGAAATGAATAAAGACTTAATGGGTCTACATCAGCAAAAGAAAGAGATTGAAAAAGAAAAAATCACTGTTAATAATAACACAACAAATGCCATATATGTTGGTTCGACAAGTGATCTGCAAGACTTAGTAAACGAAAGTCGCAGCAGAAGAAAGGCATTAGATACCAATGGGGAAGAACGACAGTAAAAGTTACCTCGGTAATCCCAATCTAAAGGGACCCGGAGTAAAAATTGAATTTACAAAAGAACAAGTAGAAGAATATGTGAAGTGTGCAAACGATCCGATCTACTTCACTAAAAACTATGTTAAGATTGTAACTCTAGATAAAGGTCTTGTACCTTTCGAGTTGTATGATTATCAAGAAGACATCATCAGTAAGATCCATGACAATCGTTATGTAATCGCTAAACTGCCTCGTCAGTCTGGTAAGTCAACCACAGTTATTGCATACATTCTTCATTACATTTTGTTCAACCAAAACATGAGCGTAGCCATTCTTGCTAACAAGCAATCCACAGCCCGCGAAATGTTGTCTCGTTTGAAATTGGCTTACGAGTATTTACCAAAATGGTTGCAGCAAGGTATTCTCGAATGGAACAAAGGATCTATTCAATTAGAGAATGGTTCTAAGATCCTAGCATCCTCTACCTCAGCATCTGCTGTCCGTGGTGGATCTTTCAATCTTCTGTTTCTTGACGAGTTTGCATTCGTTCCTCAGAACATCGCAGAAGAATTCTTCAGTTCCGTGTTCCCAACCATTACCTCTGGTTTGAGTACAAAGGTATTGTTGATCTCTACTCCAAATGGTCTGAACATGTTCTACAAACTCTGGAAGGGCGCTACAAAGAAACCCGGAGAGTCTGGAAAGAATGAATATGTTCCCATAGAGGTTCACTGGTCGCAGGTTCCATCTACTGCTGGTGGTAAACTCCGGGATCAGAAGTGGAAAGAGGAGATGATCAAACAGACATCTGAGAAGCAATTCGAATCTGAGTTCGAATGTAACTTCTTGGGTTCATCTAATACTTTGATCTCTACTGCTAAATTGAATGCAATGGCGTGGAAAGAACCAATCTATACAACTAAAGATGGTTTGACTGTTTACGAAGAACCAAAAGATGATCACTTATACTTTATTGCGGTAGATACAGCACGGGGACAAGGAAAAGACTATAGCGCGTTTACCGTAATTGACGCGACAAGTTCACCTTATAGATTAGTCTGTAAGTTTAGAAATAACTTAATATCTCCTATGGTATATCCAACTGTAATAGAAAAAACTGGATACAAGTACAATAAAGCCTATCTTTTCATTGAAATCAATGACATTGGTGGTCAGGTTGCAGACATACTACACAGCGAATTGGAGTATGAACATGTTCTCATGTCTAGCATGAAGGGAAGAAAAGGACAAGTAGTAAGTGGTGGATTTGGTAAAGGAGAGAGTGTTTTTGGTGTCAGAACTACCTCACAAGTAAAAAGACTTGGATGTTCTGTTCTCAAAAACATGATAGAACAGGATAAATTAATCCTAGAAGACTACGAAATCCTAACAGAATTGATGTCGTTCGTTAGCAAAGCACAAAGTTACTCTGCTGAGGACGGACACAATGATGACTTGGTTATGTCTCTGGTTCTATTTGCTTGGTTGTCCCGTCAACCCTATTTCAAGGAACTTACCAACCTAGACACCAGAATGGCTCTATTTCAAAATGAAATCAAACAACTTGAGGAAGATTTAGCACCATTTGGCTTTATTTCGTCATATGATGAAGATGAGATGAAGTCATTTTCCGATGGAACCGATGTCTGGAATGCCGAAGGACTGAAATAACCAAATCAATAAATACCCCTAGAGTAAGACATCTCTAGGAGCAAAACATGCCAACAAGACCAAAAGTAACAGTATCAGTAGTAGACAATTCATTCGTTGTGGCTGGATCTGAGGCGCAAGGCGCCCACATCTCCGGTATGGTTAGTCTAACAAGCCCATCTCTAGTAGATC